CTTCAGACGGTGTAGACGTCCTGTTTTGGGACACCGTTCTCCGCTATTACCTTTCAATTGACCCAAACGAAATGCCCGACGAGGTTTGGGCGCAAACTATAAAAAATCTGAGTGAAATAAGAAAGCTAGAAAGTAATGGATAATGCTTTAAAATTTTTAATCAAGATAACGGCAACGCCAGGTAACACTTTGGCGACTGCTCGTCTTTGCGAAAAACAGCTTGATAACATAAAATTAAAATCTTTGGAGGCGAAAACAGCACTTACAAAGACATTTAATTTTAGTTCTTTCAAGTCTGGCTTGATGAGCATTCCAGGTATGGCATTCTTAATGAATCCTACAACGCTCATCGGTGCTGGTATCGGTGCTGTTTCACGCTTAGGCGCACAAGCAGAAAGCACCGCTGTAGCGTTTAAAACTCTTGTTGGAGATGAAAGTAAAGCAGGCGAAATGCTTAAAGAAATAGGCGACTTTGCGAACCATTCGCCATTCGGTAAAATGGAACTCGTCGAGGGGGCGCAGCAAATGCTTAACTTTGGTATTTCAACCGAGAAAGTTTTGCCACTGATGAAGCAGTTAGGCGATATTTCAGGTGGTAATAAAGATAGATTCGCTTCTCTTTCACTTGTAATGGGTCAGGTTTCATCTACAGGTTACTTGATGGGTCAAGATTTATTGCAGTTCATTAATGCAGGATTTAACCCCATTCAGGAGCTTTCAACGATGACAGGTAAATCTGTTTCTGATCTTAAAGACATGATGTCTAAAGGTCAAATCACCGCAGAGAATGTAGCGCAAGCAATTGCACATGCTACAGGTGAAGGTGGTAAGTTCCACGGAATGATGGAAGCCAAAAGCCAGAAGCTAGAAGGAAAACTTTCAACACTTCAAGATACAGTTGTAACGAGTGCAGAAGAGCTTTCAAAAGGCATTAATAGCCCTATTGGTGAATTAGTTGATCAAATTACCGCCATTATTCCAACTATCACAAATGGATTACAGATGGTATTCAGGGCGTTTGGTGCATGCATCAAGTTTGTTATGAAGTTTAAAACTGAATTAGCAATACTGGGTGGTGTGGTACTCGCAATCTTTACCATGTGGAAAGTTTACAATGCAGCGTTAGCAGCTTATTTGGTTGTTTCAAAACTTTGCCAGGCAGCAACTGTTATTTGGACTACAGTTCAGTGGGCATTGAACGCAGCAATGACAACAAACCCTATAGGATTTGTGATTACTGCAGTTGTCGCACTTGTCGCAGCTATTGGATATGCCTGGGTAAAGTTTGCAGGCTTTCGTGCCTTCTTGATCACCATGTGGGACACCATAAAGCAGTTCGGAAATATCCTAAAAGACTTCTTGATTGATAGAATAACTGACTTGGTGAAAGGCTTAGGCAGTGTTGCTACATCACTTTATAAGTTGTTTAAAGGCGACTTCAAAGGCGCAGCGGATTCCTTTACTGATGGTATTAAGCAAATAAGCGGTTATAACGCTTTCAAAAAAGCTTATATCGCAACGTATGACACTGCAACTAATATCGGTGCAAATTTCAATAAGAACCTAAAGAATGAGCGAGCAAAGGATAAAGCGAAACAAGAAAGCAAGTCGGAAATAGCAGAGCCAGGAACTAAAGGTTCAGCTAAAACAACAAGTAACGAGGTTGTTTTTGGTGAAGGTAAAAAAGGTAAAGGCAAAAAGAAGAAAGGCAAACATGGAAAATCAGCAGAAGAAATAGCAACAGGTGGAAAGCGTTCAACCGCTATCACCATGAATATTTCTAAGTTCTTTGACACCATCCATGTTCACATGTCGGACAAAGCAGACACAGCAGAACTTGAAAGAGTAGTTGTACAATGTATTAATCGTTCGCTTGCAATAGCAACATCAACAGATAGAGGTTAATTATGGAGTATAGAGAGGTTTTAGATAAAGGTTTGCCGCTGAAGGTAAATAACAAGGCTCATCGCTTTGTGCTTGAAAATCTTGCACTTCGAATTATCGGAGGCAAAGTGCCACCATACTGGCTTTTTCGTGAGATTGGTATTGCGAATGTTGATAGCGAAGATTATGACAGCATTAAAGCTTTAAGTGACGAAGAACTCGAGGACATGGTGCGAACCAACGCACTTGGCATTCCAATGACAATGCCTCTTGAACTTCGCATAGAAGAACCAGGCGCAAAATCGTGGTTGCTACCATTCGAACCCATGATTAGTATCACAGGTAAAAACATCATCAAAAAGCGCAATGTGAACAAAGGCAGTGTTCGTGGAAGTATCAAAGAAAGATGGGCGCAAGATGACTATGAGATAACAATTGAAGGCGTTTTAATTTCTACTGATGGCAAATATCCAGAACAAGACGTATCAAAGTTGCGAAAGCATTGCGAATCTGCATCTGTATCATGTCTTTCACCACTACTAGAGATTTTCGGAATAAACCACATCGTAATTGAAGAGTGGGATTTGCCTTTTACCAGTGGAACAGAAAACCAAAACTATAGCATTAAAGCCGTTTCAGACAACGACTACAAACTGCTTTTAGGACGTGAAGAATATAACGGATTGAGAAATAAATAACCTGTAATTATGTACACACTAGACTTCGAAGTAAAAATAGGCGAGTTTTACCTTGGAATGGTAGACAGCATCACCATTCATAAAAGTGTAGAATTGCTTGCAGACACTTGCGAGATCGTTCTTCCTGCTGCTAGGCTAAATAAAGCTTTAGAGGTAGAAGAGCAAATCAAACGAGGCGATGAAGTAAGCGTTAGTATAGGCTATAAAGAAGTCGGAATCAAAGAAGAATTTAAAGGCTATTTGCAAAGAATTTCAACCGATGGAGGTAGCATTAAACTATTCTGTGAAGATGATTTGTTTCAATTTAGAAAGGATTTGCCAAATGAAGAACTCAAGAAGATTTCACTTAGTGACTTGCTTTCAAAGGTTGTAAAAGGCATAGGCAAAAACTACAAAATTGATTGTAGCTATACATGGGTGTATGATAAATTCGTAATACGAGATGCGACAGGCTATGATGTTCTAAAAAAGGTGCAAGAAGAGTGCGGAGCAGACATCTATTTAAAAGATGGTGTTTTACACATTCATCCACCAGGCGAAGTTGTAGGCAAAGAACGATTTTACGATTTTGCAGTGAACATAGAAGAAGCAGAACTATCTTTTAAACGAGCAGAAGATAAGAAGGTGAAAGTCGTTGTAAAAGCCATTATGCCTGACGGCAAAGTGAAAGAAATTGAAGTAGGTTCTACAGGTGGCGAAAAAGTCGAAGTGAAATGCCATGCCTCGGACACTGCAAGCATGAAGGCAAGAGGAGAAGCAGAAGTAAAAAGACGCACGTTCGATGGGTATGACGGCAGCATCACGACATGGTTAATACCAGAATGCAATCCTGGTGATACAGCGAGCATTCACGATGGCGATTACACCTACAAAGACGGCACTTATTTCGTGCGTTCAGTTACCACTGAATTTTCAGAAGGCGGAGGAAAACGCAAAGTTGAATTAGGATATAGATTAAGTTGATATGGACCAATACAAAGAACTCGCAACGCTAATTAAACAAGCCTCATCACATGGTGGTCGTGTTACAATTTTGCAAGGAATTGTGAAAGAAGTTAGCGGTGTAACCTGTACAGTTGAGATAGGCAGTTTAACTGTTTCAGATGTTCGCCTTCGTGCTTCAGAAAAGCAGGAAGAAACGCAAATACTAATAACGCCTGCAATTGGTTCAGCAGTTATCCTTGCAAGTCTTTCTGGTGACATGACAAACCTTGTAGTAGTAGCTGTGGATGTTGCAGAGAGCATTACGATTAATGGTGGTAAACTTGGCGGATTAATCAACATTGAAGCCTTAACTTCAAAGCTTAATGAGCTAGTTCGAGTTTTTAATTCGCACACCCATACTGCTCCAAATGGACCGACGACACCACCCACAACTACAGCGAATCAACTGCAAAGAAAAGACTATGAAGACGAAAAAATAAAACATTGATGAGAGCTATAAAATTAAATAACTTCGAGATAGATGTACAGCCAAAGTTTGATGATGAAGGCAAAATACTTTCAGGCTTACATTTAGGCGACACGCTTAGGCAAAATCAAGCGTTAATCTTGGTGCTTCATCAGGGAGAGCTCAAAGAGCGTCCAGAAGTAGGCGTGGGTATCGAAGATATGCTTTTGGATAACGACATCCTTTATTGGAGAAGTCGAATCAGAGAGCAATTGGAACTTGATAATCAGAACGTAGATAAGGTGAGAATTACTACAGGAGGAATAGAAATTGATGCAAGTTACTAAAAAGAAAGAAAGGAGGAAATTATGCAAAAAAATACGAAAGAATGGATACAATATGGTAGTGCGCTAGGTATGCTTGCTAGTGGTGTTTGCCTTGTGTTTTTGTGCTTTTTCTTCAACAATTACGACTTGAAAGATTCTGTGTTGTGGTATGTTGGTCAATGCCTTGTTTACGCTGGTTCGGTGTTCGGAATTAAGGCTTACATTAACTCAAAATATGGCGACATCAAGACGTTTGTTGAAAAAGAAATAAAGAAAGAAGAACAAGAAAATGAGAAATATTAAATACATAGCTGTACACTGCACTGCAAGTAGTCAGCACGCAACGATTAAAGAACTCTTACTTGAGTTTAAAAGAAAAGGATGGTCGAAACCTGGATACCATCATATCGTGGACGTCCACGGAAAGGTATTTAACACGCTTCCAGAAGAAGAAGTAAGCAATGGTGTAAAAGGATTTAATTCAAATCTTATAAACGTTGCCTACATTGGCGGAATTGACGCCAAAGGAAAGCCTGTAGATAACAGAACTGAAGAGCAAAAAAAGTCGCTTTTATTGCTTTTAAAAGCATTAAAAAAGAAGTACCCAAATGCTATTATTCAGGGACACAGAGACTTTTCACCAGATACAAATAAAAACGGCATTGTTGATCCATGGGAGAGAATAAAAGCTTGTCCTTGCTTCGATGCTAAAGTTGAATATAAAAACTTATAAAACATGAGACATTTAATCTACTTACTGCTTCTGTTCTTAACTACAGGATGTTGCAGTTCAAAAAAGCTAGTAGCAGCAGAAACGCACACAACCGTTGTGCGAGATTCAGTAGTGCTGCGTGATTCATTCGTGGTAAAAAATCTTACTTCCTATTTCGATTCGATTGTCGTTCGAGATTCGGTGGTGCTCGTCTATAATGACGCAGGAAAACTACTTTCAAAGGAGCGGTTTTTATTTCACGATAGGCAGCGCAAAACAGACATTAAAAATACAGAGCAAAATGTACGACAGGAGCGAACGCAAAAGCAGAAGAATGTTATAGGAATAAAGAAAAAAGAAACAGTTACACATGACTTCACGCTTGCGAATTTAGCTCGAATAATAGCAATAATGATAGCTCTATTAGTGATAGCTTATGTTATATACAAATCAAGAAACTTATGGAAGTTCTTGCGAAAAATGGTCAAACCCTAGCAGATGTAGCAATCCAAGAATATGGATGTTTGGAAGCAGTTGTAAAGCTTTCATTAGACAATGGTCAAAGCGTAAGCGAAACACCAAAGCCTGGCACAAAGCTACAACTTCACCAGCATATATATAATAAGGTGTTGCAAAAGTATTGCAAGGTGCATTCAATATCACCTGCAACTGCTTACGATTCACGTTCAAAAGCTAGACAGGGAATCTTTAATAAAATCTTTAATTCATCATTTAAGTAATGGCAAGATCTATATCTGAAATAAAGCGTACAATGACAGATGCATTTATGCAAGATGAAGCAATTCGTGATGCTTATGGGATTTCATCAGACAAAACTCGTTTTGCTGATTGCTTTTCTGCAGTGAGTTTAGAAAACTTGCTTTTTTATATAGTTGCAGCGTGCCACTATGTGTTAGAAAGCATCTTTGAAAAGTTTACGCAAGACGTCGAGCAGAAAATATCAAGAGCAGTGGTTGCAAGTATTCCATGGTATTTTGATAAGGCAAAAGCTTTTCAGTATGGCGATGCGTTGGTCCTAAATCCTCGCACATTTGGATATGAATATGCGAAAGTCGACACTTCAAAACAGCTTGTAAAATATGTAGCTGTAAGAGATAGAGGTGCCTCGATTGAAATGCTAGTGTCTGCAGAGCAAGACGGAAAGCCGACACCGCTTCAAGATGACTTTTTAACAGCGTTTAAACACTATATAAATGCTATTAAAATAGCAGGAGTGGTGATAAACGTGAGAACAAGAAAAGCAGATGAATTATCTATTGCGGTGAAGGTTGTCGTTGACCCTTTGAAAATAAACCGACAGGGCGTCGATATAGCCTCATCTGAAAAGGTAGTAGAACATGCAATTGAGAACTATCTTGCAGATATTGTATATGGTGGAACATTCAACAAAACAAAGCTTGTTGATGCTATTCAGCGTGTAGATGGTGTTGTAGATGTTGCACTTGGTGTTTGCAAATACAAAGCAGGCGATGAATTTAAAGAAATTGTAGGTAATAACTACACTGCAGTAGGTGGTAGTTTCATTGCAGTTGGACTTGATAAAACGATTGAGTATGTGGTATAACGTAGACTTTAACAGATGGATAGAGCAGCTTGTTCCACCCATCTTGCGCTCAAAGGTGCTCCTTGCAATTCTAAAAGCAATGATCATACCTATTATCTATATACACGAGGAGTTCTTGAAAAAGAAGAACGATGTAGAACGAAGACTTGATACAACAGCGCAACGAACTTCGATAGAAAGCTATCTTAATGGCTTGTTCTTCTTGAAAAATAGAGAGATACAAATTGAGGAGATAGACAATAGTAATAAAGTGTATGTGTACTTTGCAGACGAGAATCAGATAGCACCATTTATCAATAACAAGTTCATTCTTTACGAATTAGGAGAAGTTCCAGATAAGCCTAACTTTATAGTACATATACCTACGTTTTTATGTACATCGTTAGAGATAGAAAAAGACAAATACAAAGGAGAATTTTTGACAAAAATAGTCAATGCCTTAAATGTTTATAAACCTGCTGGCAAAAGGTACAGCATTAATTTATACGAAGTATGAAAGAGATTAATTTTCACGATGGCGGAATGCCGATTCATTTGGATGATCTTAAATTGCTACAAAGCTTTTCAAAGGATATTGTTTTGCTTTTGATTAAGTCTCTTGTAGGCGAAGAAGTCGAAGCCTTTGCAATGAATCGACCAAAAGTAAAACGAGCACCTGAAGGTGGCGTTATTGTTTTGCCTGGTGCGATGTATGTAAAAGGTGACATCCTATCATGGAATGAAACACGAGTTGCAGATATTACAGAAGGTATGCCTATATATGCTTGCATTCGTGAAGTCGCATCGGATAATCGTCTTTTTGCAGACGGTCAAGAACACCCTTGCAGAATTGAAAAAGAAGTGTATTTTTCTTCTTCAAAAGATGGTGTTGCAGAAGCTTACGATATTACAACTATTGCTGTATTTGCAGATTTGTTGCAAGAGAGAATCAAATTTGGAGATTGGCAGAATATGGTTTGGAGAGAACACTTCTATAATGGATATTCAGGCACATTCTCAATTCGTGAAGTAAACAGACGATATCGTGTACAAGCAAAGCTCGAGAGTAACGCAACCGTGTGGACCAGTAATTATGAATGGCCAGGTCGCAATTTTTATTCAATTTTTGATAGCATGCCTGCACCATCTAAGTGGAAAACTTCATTTAGACAAGGAGTTGATGTTAAAGGTAAACTTGGATCATCTCTTGGTAAGTTGATATGTACAACTAGTGAGGTTTTTGTTTTTGAGCCTGTAGATACAAACTTAACACCTCGAGATTGTCCAATTGTTTTAGATATTACGCTATGATGAATATTTATGATTTACAACAGCGTGCAGAGGTTCTGCGCAAGCGAAATATAGAGGGTTCAATTACCCCTGAAGAAGTAGGAGGATTGATTGCCGACACGCTATCGCTTATCTCATCAATAGAGCAAAATAGTTCTTCATTAGCAGTGGTGAAAGTGTATTCTTCTGTTGCTGAAATGCAGGGAGATACTTCGCCAGCTGCAAACGATAAGCCTTTGCGCTTTGGGCAAATTGTTAGCGTGTACAATGAAGCTGATGCAAACGATGCTCATAATGGCGAAATATATGTTTTTGAGAATCCAGGATGGAAGCTAATCGGTAACATTAATAAAGTTGCAATTGGCATTTCGCAAGGACAGGCTTTTCCTGGCACAAGAGGCAAAGAGTTAGAAGACAACTTAAATAGTGAGATTGCTTTACGTGAACAAGCAGTAACTGCAGTTGGCAGAAGGATAGATGAAGAAAAGGTTTCTTTGCAAGATGCCTTGAGAGAAGCTGAATCTACTCTTCAGGGTCAAATTGACGAGAGCTATCGTCTTTTTGTGCAAAACCAAGAACAGCAAAGAGACTTCTTTCAAAAGGCACTTTTAAAAAGAGAAGAGTTCAAAGCAAAGGTGCTCACACAAGAAGAATACAACACTCTTGTGCGTGAAAAGAAAGTCGAAGATGACAGGTGCTATCTTATACTGGAGGATGATCAATGATAAGATTAAATAATAAAGAAATTGGTTCAGTTGAAATCGGTCGAAAGGCTGTTTCTAAAGTTATGCAAGGCACACATCTTATCTGGCAAATGGTAAAGAGCTGCTTTGGCTCTGGCGTTTGGAAAAGCGAAAATAAATGGTTAAATAATGACACTTGGAAGTAGTTATGGCAAAAGCAATAGACAATGAAATAAAAACCCTTACAACATCATGGGAGGGTTTTAAAGGTAGCCGAGTTGAAGAATTCATAAAATATCAATTGAGCAAACTTGGTTCAGAGAAGTTTGGCTATCTCAACATTGAAAGTGGAGAAGGTGGCTTGCAGACAATGCGCTTTTTCGCAAATGAAGAAGCCTTTACACAATGGTTTAACGATAGAACTTTGTATGCAGATAAAGTTCTAAAAGAGTTTAGCTTTTATTCTAATAAACCAGAAGAAAGCTATACACTTCGAACTGTGATCACACGTTATCCTGCAACGTCGATGGCGCAAGGCTCAAGAAACACCCTTGCACTATCTTACAATTGCTATTGGGGCGACAATCCAGCAGAAAAAGACACTGCAGATGGTGAAGCTACAGTAGAAATTAACGGTGTAGAAATAGCGCAGCTTACACAAGTTCTAAAAGCTAGCGGAACAGCGCAAGCAAATACTTATGAGTTTGATTTAAGCGACTACTTAAAGGAAGAAACCAACAAAGTAAAGGTTGTTGTAAGCAACTCACATGGCGCAAGAAAAGAATTCCTTTTCAATATCAAAACCTATAATATTGCTTTGTCTTTCGATAACTCTTATGATGAAAGTGTAATTCAATCAGGCAAATGGTCTTTGCGTGTCAATTCACGAGGAGTTGAAGCACTTGTATATTGTCGTGTAGAAGATGGAAAGAGAGCAGATACATATACAAAGAGCATCAATAATTCAAGTGGTGAGTTTATCATCGATGAATTAGAAAAGTATAGTCTTGGAGCACACAATATCAGCATTTGGGCAGAAAACAAGCAACTAGGACTTAGAACGCAAACGCTCACAACAACTTATATTAAGGGCGTGAAGAACGGAAATGGTCAAGCTGCGCTTTCACTTGGAAAAGGATTCATTGGAAAGGTGAAGCAGTTTAGCGTTGTGAACATCCCTTACTTTTTCTACCTCCCAGATGACGATGCAGGAAGCAAAGCGAGAGTAAAGGTGCAACTAAAATTCAATGGTGAAACTTTGGACCTATTGGAACAAGAAGTAATGCTAAAACTTGATAAATCATCAGGATTGCAAAGCGTGAATATTACACTTGATGATAATAGATATTTGCCTTTCGTCGATGTGGTGATTTCTGTTGGACAGCTTTCTGTAACTCGCAGAATTGAAGTCGAAACAATTGGTATTTCTATTATTGCAGCAGATGAGTGCAAGGTGTATATTCCTATGAGAGGACGAGCAAATAACGACCTTTCAGCGCAAAACATTACTTCTTTATATAAAGGCGTTCAGACTTCACGATTAGTGAGAAGTGAGAACTTCGTTCTTGATGAAAATAACGGCTTTCTAGACGGTCAAGGCTTAACCATAAAAGCAGGTAAAAGTGTAACGCTTAAAGACTTTTTGCCATTTGCAACCGACATTGGAGCAAATGGTAATAAGCAAGGTAGAACGATTGAACTTGAACTTGAAAGTGGTGTATGTAGCAACGAAAGTGCAATTATTGCACAATGCTTTCATGCAGGTGTAGGTTTTAGGATTTATCCTGGTAGAATAGAATTTGGGTGCGCAACAGATAGCGTTACAACCTATTTCCCTGAAGGCTCAAGAGTGAAAGTAAGCTTTGTAATAGATGGTACAACAACTCATACACGCAACAATCTTGGTGGTGGCAGCGTAACAGAAAAAGATGTGAACCTCGCTTATCTTTACATTAATGGTGTTATTGTGCGTATGTTCGACTACACCAGTGCAAGTTGGAAGCAAGGAGTTGCGAAAGAACTCACCATTGGAAGTGAGCAGGCAGACGTTAAGCTTTATTCTATTCGCATTTACGACAAAGCACTTAACTTTAAGCAGGTGCTAGATAACTTTGCATATGACACACCAGACATCGAAGATGTGTACGATGGTGGAAATTTCGTGCGCTTTGGTAAAATTTCAATTGCAAGAAGAAACGATATTTTGAACACGTCTGGAGACATTCACAATCCAGATGAGATTATCTCATTTGATAAGGTGAAGAAAGCACTTCCAACTACTCCTATTGCGATTTGGAACATCGATGAACTACCTTACAATAAGAACAATCCAAATGTAGCGATTAATGCTACTGAGTTCTTGAACCCTACTTGGAATAAATCTACAGATGGAAATGCCTGTGCACCATTTAAAGTTGGAGCGCACTTGTTTAATGCTGATGGAACATCGTCAAACGGATATCCTTCACCTTACAAGAACTGGGCGGAGATATTCGAAAATGGAGATGGCAGCGCAGTCGAAATTACTCTAGACCCTGAGCATTCAAGTGAAACAACCCCTGTAGCAATAACGCATACAGAAACGGTTTTAGAAAGCAAACCCAAATTACTTACTAAAACAATTAAATTACATTATGCGAAAGCCTCTGAAGTCATTGAATCATTAACTAAAGGGAGCGGTAATGTACTTTCTGAAGCAGGATATTTACATTTTGATGATAGAAGTAACAGTCTCATCATTAAAGACAGTCCAGCATCGATTAAAAATATTACTGCGCTTATTCAGCAGCTTGACCAACCAACTGAACAAATTGCGATTGAAGCTCGCATTGTGACGATTGGTAGTGAAAATTTAAAAGAACTCGGCGTACGCTGGGGAGTATTATCCGGAGATACCAATCATCACAGTTTTGGAGGAAAACTTGAAGGAAATGGTATTGCCTCTACACAAAATCTCAATGTGAACTTTCCTGTTTCAGGTGGCGCATCTGCCGTACTACAAATTGCTAGCATAAACTCGCGTGTACTGGATTTAGAACTTTCGGCATTAGAACAAGAAAATAATGTGGAGATTATTGCTAGTCCAAGATTGCTTACGACTAATAAAAAACTTGCAAGCATCAAACAGGGCACAGAAATTCCTTATGCTATTTATGATAGAAAATCGGAAACCTATGATGTGGAATTTAAAGAAGCGGTTTTAGGATTGGAAGTCACGCCACATCTTTCAAAAGATAACCAAATTTTATTGGATTTAGTGGTAACACAAAACTCCCAGGGACAATCTGCCATTGCAAGCAGTAATGGCACAAATGCACCACCTATTGATAAACAAGAACTTAACACGCAAGTTTTTGCAAAACATGGCGAAACGATTGTA